TTACCAGTAAGAACAGTACCTGGTGGTTTAAATTTTTATAGAAGTGGAACAAGAGATAGAATTGAACCATTAAACATTGGAGCAAATACTCCATTAGGTTTAAACATGGAAGAGCAAAGAAGAGATTCAATTAGAAATGCTTTTTATGTAAATCAATTAATGATGCAAAGTGGTCCACAAATGACAGCAACAGAAGTTATCCAAAGGAACGAAGAGAAGATGAGATTACTTGGTCCAGTTCTTGGTAGACTTCAATCTGAATTATTAAAACCATTAATCGATAGAGCATTCTCATTATTGATTAGAAAAGATTTGTTTGGACCTATTCCAGAATTTTTATCTGGTCAAGATATAGAAATTGAATATGTATCACCATTAGCTAAAGCACAAAAATCTGCAGAGTTACAATCAATTATGAGAGGTATAGAAATTATGGGTCAACTATCAAATGTTGCTCCAGTATTTGATCATTTAAATATGGATAAACTTGTTAAACACTTAATGGATATTGTTGGAGTTCCACAAAAAGTTTTAAAATCTTCTAGTGAACTTCAAGATGAAAGAGAACAAGCACAACAACAACAAGCACAACAACAACAAATGAATCAAATGCAACAAGTTGCTGAGTCTGCAGGTGCTGCTGCACCAATGGCAAAAGCATTACCAGAAGAAACTAAAGCATTAATAGAGGAAAATTAAAAACCATAGAAAGGATCTTATGCAAGATGAAAAAGCTGTACAAGCGTATATAAAAAAATTAAAAGAAGATTATCAATTCACATTTTCATCAGAGGAAGGTAAACAAGTTTTATCTGATCTGGAGAAGAGATGTCATTATCATACTTCAACCAATGTAAAAGGTGATAGTCATGAAAGTGCATATCAAGAGGGTCAACGAAGCATCCTTCTATTTATTAAACAAATGCTTCAAAAGGAAAAGGATAAATAATGTCAGAAGAACAGATAACACAAACTGATGTGCCTGTAGCAGAGACAACTGAAACTACTACAGAAGCACCAAAACAAGAAACACAAATAGAGCAATCAGTTCCAACTGTTGCTAAGTCTTGGAAAGAAGCAATCTCAGAAGAATTTAGAGAAGATCCAAACATTGCTAAATTTACAGAGATAGATGCGTTAGCTAAATCTTATATCAATGCTACAAGAATGATTGGTCAAGATAAAGTTGCAGTACCAAATAATAATTCAACAGATGATCAATGGAATGAAGTTTATGATAAACTTGGCAGACCAGAATCACCAGACAAATATAAACTAGAAGCTAACTCAGATGTTGTACCATTAGATGAAAGTGCAATAAAACAATTTGCAGAGAATGCTCACCAACTTGGTTTAAATAATAAACAAGCACAAGGTATCTTAGAGTTTTATAAAAATTCTATGGAAGGTTCTGCACAACAAACTAAAATTGATACTGAAACTTCTCAAGCACAAGCCGAACAAGAGTTAAGAAAAGAATGGGGTAGATCTTATGATGATAACATTAAAAGAGCTGCTCAAGTTGCTAAAGCTAACATGAACGCAGAAATATTAGATTTAACTTTATCAGACGGAAGAAGGTTAGGTGATCATCCAGAAATCATTAAAGGTTTTGCAAACATTGCTAATCTTATGTCAGAAGATAAAATGATTGGTACTGGAGAAGATAATTCTACATCCGGCAGAGATCTTAATGAAGAGATAAGTAAAATTGTTAATGATCGTGATGGACCATATTGGAATAAATCTCACCCAGAACATGATAAGATAGTACAACAAGTGTTCACTTTAAGATCGATGATGAATGACTAAAGAAGAAATAAGACTAGAAATATTAAGAGCAGTATTGGAAAGTGGATCGGAGTTAATTAAATCTGATCCCTTGCCAAGCTGTGAAAAATATTATAAATGGGTTTCTATGGAGAATGAAAATTCTTCTAAGAAAAGTAAGACAACTCGAAAGAACCTTACTGACAACAAGGAATAGACTTGTAGTCTAAAAGACTTTAAATCCAAGAGAAGCCAGAATTTCTGAGAACTCCTCTGTTTTGTTTTAACATTAACTTAACAATGAAGGAGACATAATATGTCAACTCAAATAACTACAGCATTTGTAGAACAATATAGTTCAAATGTACAAATGTTGTCACAACAAAAAGGTTCTCTTCTTAGAGATAAAGTAAGATTAGAATCTGTAACTGGTAAGAACGCATTCTTCGATCAAATCGGAAGCGTTACTGCTACAGTAAGAACAACTAGACACTCTGACACTCCACAAGCAGATACTCCTCACTCAAGAAGAAGAGTTTCACTTGTTGACTACGAGTTCGCAGACTTAGTTGATGATCTAGATAAAGTAAGAATGTTAGTAGATCCTACTTCTAGCTATGCACAAGCTGCTGCTTATGCAATGGGTAGAGCAATGGATGATGCTATCATTACTGCTGCAACTGGTTCAGCTGATACTGGTGTTGCTGGTGGTACTGCTGTTGCATTACCTGCTGGTCAAATCATAGCTGAAACTGGTACAACTGGTATGACTATTGCTAAACTAAGAGAAGCAAAAGAGATCATTGATCTAGCTGATGTTGACCCATCACTACCAAGACACATCATCGTATCTCCAAAACAAATTTCTGATTTGTTAGGAACTACTGAAGTGACTTCAAGTGATTTCAACTCAGTTAAAGCTTTAGCACAAGGCGATGTAAATTCTTTCTTAGGATTTAATTTCGTTGTGTCTAACAGACTAGCTGTTGCGTCTCAAATTAGAGATTGTGTTGCTTTCGTTGGTGATGGAATCGCTTTAGCTGTTGGTAAGGATTCAACTGCTAGAATCGATGAAAGATCTGACAAAGGTTACGCTACTCAAGTCTACTATTCTGCTGCATTCGGTGCAACTAGAATGGAAGAAGAAAAAGTAGTTAAGATTCAAGCATACGAAGCTTAATCAATAAAATTTTAGGGGGTGGAAGCGAGAGTGGAAACCCCCTAGAGTGCATGACAAAACAGATAAAAGAATTAAAAACAGTATTACATTTTAAGAAAGGAGATCATATCTATAGATATGTGTTAGTAGATAGATTTAAAAATGATGGTAAAAATCATTATGGTTTTGACACAAAACAAGGTAGAACAACTGAAGAAATATTTGCTTTAGAAAAAGATAGACAAATAAGACGCAAATATATAATAAGGAAGTAATATGGCATCAGAAGTCGACATTTGTAATGGAGCATTAAATCAACTTGGTGCATCAACAATTTTATCATTAACTGAAGATTCAAAAAACGCAAGACTTTGTAATGCAAGATATACTCAAATAAGAGATAGTATATTTAGATCTCATCTTTGGAACTGTTTAATGAAAAGAGTTGAACTAGCCAAAGATACTGAAACTCCTTCATGGGGATTTAGTTATCAATTTACATTACCGGCAGATTGTTTGAGAGTAGTTACAATTTTAAATTATGATTATGATTATAAAATTGAAGGTAGAAAAATTTTAGCAAATCATTCTACAGTAAAAATTCAATATGTTGCAAGAATAACAGATCCAAATCAATATGATGAACTATTAAGAGAATGTATTTCAGCAGGTTTGGCAGCAGACATTGCTTATGGAATTACTTCATCAAATCCTGTTTCTTCTAATATGTATGCTTTATTTCAAGACAAATTAAGAGAAGCTAGATTTGTAGATGCTACTGAGGGTCAAAATAATAACCCGGACAATGGTCAAGCAGATAATATTGGTGCAAGTTCATTTATAAACTCAAGGTACTAAATCATGGGTAGAGTTGCTGTTGAATTAACAAACTTTACTGGTGGTGAATTATCACCAAGATTAGATGGAAGAAATGATTTAGCTAAATATAATTCTGGATGTAAAACTTTAGAAAACATGATTGTCTATCCTCATGGTTCGGCATCAAGAAGAAGTGGTACACAATTTGTTGCAGAAGTAAAAGATAGTACAAAAAAAACTAGATTAATTTCTTTTGAGTTTTCTACAGTACAAACTTACATATTAGAATTTGGAGATCAGTACATAAGATTTTATAAAGATAATGGTCAAATATTATCTGGTGGATCACCATACGAAATATCTTCACCATACTTAGAAGCAGAATTATTTGACATTAAGTTTGCACAATCTGCAGACACTATGTACATTTGTCATCCTAATCATTCTCCCAAAAAACTAACTAGATCTGGTCACACCAACTGGACATTAGTTGATGATGTAATTATTAATGGACCATTTATGGATCATAATGTTGAAACTACAACTGCTAATCCATCACACAAAAGTGTTGGTCAAACTACTACTGTAACATTTTCATCAACAACAGGTATTAATGCTAATCAAGGTTTTTTATCTACAGATGTAGGAAGATTAGTTCACATCCAAGATGGTCATTTTAAAATAACTTCTGTTACTTCTACTACAGTAGTTGTTGGAATTGTTATTGTTGATTTAGGAATAAGTTCATCAACAACAACAGATTTTGCATTAGGAGCATTTAGTGATACTACAGGTTATCCATCTTGCGTAACTTTTTTTGAACAACGATTAGTATTCGCAGGAACTACTGCTCAACCACAAACAATATTTTTTTCAAGATCAGCAGACTATGAAAATTTTGATGATAAGTATCATGCAACTGTAGCTGATGATGATGCTATTGTTTATACAATCGCTTCTAACCAAGTTAATGCAATTAGATTTTTAACTGCAACTAGAACATTAATTATTGGTACGGCAGGTGGTGAATTTGCTGCAGATGGTGGTGGAACGGGAGAAGCAATTACTCCAACAAATATTTTAATTAACAAGCAATCAAATCATGGTGCAGCTAATGTAGATGGAATATCTCTTGGTAACGCAACTTTATTTTTACAAAGAGCAAAAAGAAAAATTAGAGAACTAGCTTATAACTTTGATGTTGATGGTTATGTTGCTCCAGACTTAACTATCCTTGCCGAACACATTACTGAATCTGGTATTACACAAATGGCTTATCAAGAAGAACCGAATAGTATTGTTTGGTGTGTTAGAACTGATGGTCAACTTTTAGGATTTACTTATCAAAGAGAACAACAAGTTACTGCCTGGCATAGACATATATTTGGTGGATCGTTTGGTAGTGGTAACGCAGTATGTGAAAGTGTTGAAGTATTACCTACTGATGATTCTGAATATCAAGTTTGGGTTATTATAAAAAGAACTATTAATGGTGTAACAAAAAGATATGTAGAGTATTTACATAGGTTTGATTTTGATGAAACAGATGATACTTCATTTAATTATTTAGATTCACAATTAGCTTACAATGGTTCTGCAACAACTACTATTAGTGGATTAGATCATTTAGAAGGTGAAACAGTTTCAGTATTAGCAGATGGATCTACTCATCCAAATAAAGTTGTATCAAGTGGTGGAATTACTTTAGATAGATCTTCAACTAAAGTTAAAGTTGGATTACCTTATGTTTCATTATTACAAACAATGAGAATAGATGCCGGTGCAAACAATGGTACATCACAAAGTAAAACAAAAAGAATTTATGAAATTACTGCTAGACTTTATGAGAGTATTGGTATTGAGATTGGTCCAGACTTAAACAATATGGAACGAATACCATTTAGATCTTCAGCTAATCTAATGGATAGTGGTATCAATGTATTTACAGGAGATAAAGAAATAGAGTTTAGAGGTAATTATGAAACAGATGGTTTTATATTTGTTAGACAAAATCAACCATTACCATTAACTGTTTTATCGTTATATCCTAGACTTATTACAAATGATGGATAAAATACTAGAGATAGTACCATATAAAGGAGAGCATGGTATATACATTATGAATCAACAAATGAATCACTCATTAATGGATAAGGATATGGAATTTGAAGGTAATGCAAATAACTTAGAACAAGATAATTTAGCGTTTACTGGTATGATTGACGGAACACCTATCTTTGCTGCAGGTATGAAAATAATCTGGAATGGTGTTGCCGAAGGTTGGGTACTAGCTACTAAAGAAACTTTAAACCATCCTTTATTAGTTGCTCGTGCTATCAAAAAAGATTTTGCAAGAATTGCTAAAGAAAATAATATCAATAGAGTTCAAACTGCTGTAAGAGCAAACTATACAACTGGTTTAAAATTTGCTAAGTGGTTAGGTTTACAAGAAGAAGGTTTAATGAGAAAATTTGGTTTCGATGGTTCTGATCAATATATGTATGCGAGGTTATTTTAATGGGTATTCAAACTGCTATAGTTGCAGCAACAAGTGCAGCTCAAATATCATCACAAAAATCTATTGGTGAGTTTAATCAATCTGTTAATAATAGAAATGCAGAAGTTTTAGAAAAACAAGCAGAAGCTATAGATAAAAAAACAGAGTTTGATTTAAAACAATTTGACAAAGAGTTTACAAAATTAAGAGGAACAACTGTAGTTCAAAATGCAAAATCTGGTGTTGTATATAGTGGTTCAGCATTAAGAATCGCAAGATCAAATGAAAGAGAAAAAATCTTACAAGAAAATTTAATTAAATATAATTCTAAAATGAATATTGCTACAAAAATGGAAGAAGCAAAATTTGCTAGAATTAAAGGTGATATGGCATCTCAAAGAGCCAAACTTGCTCAAATACAAACAGCAAGTCAAATGGGTATGTCTTTATTAACTATGACTAAAGGAACAACAGTATAATGCCTAAACTTCCTACATTTACAGCTAAAGGAGAAATGACAACTGTTACAGGTTCTGCTCAAACAAATATTCAAATGGGTTTAGATCAAAACCTTGCTAGTGCTATTGCACCTATTACTAAAAAATTAACTGAATATAAAATTAAAGAAAAGAATGCAGAGAATAGAACTGAAGCATTAGAGTTAGAAAACGAAGCAATAGTTGAATTAAATAGTTATGTTCAAGAAGCATCTAATTTTAAAGATAGCGATAAAGCAAATAAATTTTTAACTGACAAAAGTAAATTACTTAGAACTAAATTTGAATCTAGAGCATCTAATTCAAATGTAAAAACAATATTTGCAAACAACTATTTAATGGAAGAGCAAAAGAAAATTTATGCAGTAGATAATATTGTTCATAAAAATTTACTTAACTCAAGAGCATTAGTATCAACAGCTAAAGAAGAACGAATTATAACTGATGCTTTATATCCTGCAGATGGAGATAATTCTTTAGCATTATCTACACTCAATGCAGACTTAACTAAAATATATCAAGATGATTTAAATGATGGAATGATTAGCATTGTTGAATATGAAACAAAAGTTGCAGGTATTCCAAACAGAATAGATTATTTTAAAGCTAAAAAAGATTCAGTAGATGATCCTGTTGGAACTTATGCAAAACTAAGTACGGGTCAATATGAAAATTTAAATCTAGATACAAGAGAAGCTTT